GTTACGTATCCGTAAGGAGGTATTACGATGGGTGTCACTTTCGACTACGTTCCCGCCAACGCTAAGGCGCCCGGGATCTTCATCGAGCAAAAGCCGGTCCGCGGCTCCCTGGGCAGCCTGCTGATCCCGCACAAGATCGCGCTGCTGGGCCAGTACAACGCCGGCAAGACGCCGACGGATAACGTCGCGCAACTGCTGACCGACGCCGACGACGCGGCCACGCGCTACGGGCTGGGCTCGATGTTGCACATCATGGCCAAGGCGGCTTTCTCCGGCGCAGGCATCGTACCGGTGTACGCCGTCCCGTTGGCTGACGGCGCGGGCACGCCGGCAGCCGCCGACTGCACCGTGGCCGTGACCACCGTGACCGCTGGCACCATCAGCCTGTACATTGCCGGTCGGCGCGTGACCGTGGCCGTGACCGCCGGACTGACCGCCGACCAAATCGCGACGGCTATCCGAGCGGCGGTCAACGCCGATACGCACCTACCTGTCGCGGCGACCGGGGGGACGAACCACTTCATCTTGACCGCCCGCTGGGACGGCACTACCGGCAACGACATCCGCATCCAACAGGACCTAGCCGACGGCGAGAGCTTGCAGGAACCGGGTGGGGTGACGTTGACTCTGGCCGCGATGGCCAGCGGCACCGTGGACCCCGTGCTGACCACCGCGCTGGCCAACCTCGGCGATACCTGGTACACCGAGATCGTCAGCCCCTACACCGACGCCACCTCGCTCACCGCCATCGACACCTCGTGGACCGACCGCATCAACCCCGGGGTCAAGCGGCCGTTCGCCGGCCTCATGGCGTCAATCCTCGGCGTGTCTGCTTTTACTTCGCTGGCGAGCGGGCGCAACTCCCCGAGTACGACCCTCATCCCCGTGGAGGACTGCCCGCACGCGCCCTACGAGATCGCCGCCGCTGCCGCGGGCGTGGTCGCCGCACGGGCCACGGGCAACCCCGGCCGGCCCTATGGCGGCCTGATCATCCCCGGTATCCGCAAGGGCACCACCGCACCCTGGACCTACGCGCAGCGGGACGCGGTCATCTCCGCCGGCGGCTCCACGACCAAACCCGAGACCGACGGCACGGTAAAGATCGACGCGCTGGCCACGACCTACAAGCTCAACTCGCAGGGCGGGGCGGATGATTCCTGGCGCTGGACCGAGACCATCGCCAACATCCAGGAGAAAATCTACAGCGCCGAGCAGCTTTTCCTCGGGCCTCCGTTCGACGCGGCGGTCGTCGTGGACGACAACGCGCTCACGGCGCTGTCCTACGCCATCCGGCCCAAGACCGTCAAGGCCTACGTGATCCGGCTGATCGATGAGCTGTGGGTGCCCAACGCGCTGACCAAGGAGCGCGACGCGGTGGTGGCCGGAATCGTAGCCGAGATCAACGGCAGCAACCCGGGCCGCATCGACGTGCTGATCCCTGACGTGCTGGCGGCCGGCCTCAAGATCATCGCTGGGAAAATCGAGTGGAGCTTCTACGCGCCGGTGGGCGCATAAGGAGGTAGCACATGGGCGCGGTAAAAGGCGGGGACATCCGCCAGCTTACGATCCAGGGTCGCGAGTTCGATGTGAAGGGCGGGGACGCCAACGTCAACATCGACCTTGGGGGCTTCGCCAACGAGGGTAGCCTCAACGGCAACGGCACACTATCCATCGTCCAGCGGCGCAAGCTCGCCGGGTTCTCGGACTGCCCCGTACAGATCGACGACACCCGGCAGGACATGGAGTTCCTGCAGGCCATCGCCGACAGCGGGGAGACGGTGCCGGTCAATATGACGCTGGCCAGCAACAAGACCTACAGCGGCGCACTGTCCATCGTCGGCGAAATGCAGAAGGCGTCCGGCGACGGTACCCTGACGCTGGAAATGCGCGGGGCGAAGTTCGAGCAGATATGAGCGAGGTCATCGCGCGCGAAGTAGCGGAGGCTGAGGTCGAGCGGTGGTGTGGCCGCTTTGATGTGACCCTGGATCCAGCCTCCCGGGAAACGATCGTACGGGCGTACTGTTCCGGGCGGCTGGCCCTGGACGAGAACAAGGACGAGTTCAGCTATCGCCTGCGCAAGCCCGTGGTGCTTGAGAACGGGCAGACCGTCGAAATCCTCTCCGTCCACGAGCCGACCACGGGGCAGGTCCGCGATGCAGACAAGGCCGGAGGCGGGGACTTCGCTGTCAGCCTGCGCCTGCTGTCCTACGTCACCGGGCAACCGCTGGGCGTGCTGGACCGCCTGGGAAATAAGGACTCGCGGGCGCTGGGGCTGCTGTTCCTTTTTTTCGGATAGGCGGCGCCGACCGCATGATCTGGGCGGTTGCCGCGCGCTTCGGGCGGGAAGGAATCTGGGCCATGACCCTAAGCGAGCTGCGGTATTGGTATCGCGGGCATGAGGCGATGTGGGCGGAGGAAAGGAAGCTGATCGGTGGCTAAGTTCACGGTCTCTACCAAGTTCGCCGCCATCGATCAAGTCACCTCGACGATCAAGAAAATCCGGGGGTCGATGAGCGGACTGACCAAAGATCAGCTCCGGGCTTTCGGCGCGATCCGCTCGCCGATGGCTGGCATCCGCACCGCTATCACGGGCATCGCCGCCGCGCTAACCACGGGCATCATCGCCCGCAAGCTGAACGATTTCGCAAACACCGGAGATGAGATCGCCAAGACCGCGCGGATGCTGGGGCTGTCCGCTGAGGCCCTGCAGGAGTTGCGCTTCGCCGCAGACCGCGAGGGCGTGAGCGCGGAGGACCTGAACACTGGATTCCGGCTGATGAATAAAAACCTTGGCGAACTACAAGCCGGATATGGTGGTTTGGCGATGATGCTTGGGCGCACCAATCCCTTACTCGCAAAGCAATTACGGGGCGCCCATTCAGCCGAGGAAGCGTTTACCATCCTGATAGGCGCCATCGATAAGGAGAAGGACACCGCGCGCCGCGCGGCGCTGGCGCAGGCCGCCTTCGGCCGTAGCGGTCAAGAGTTGATCAAGATAGCCGCCGCGGGCACCGATGGCATCGAGGCCTTGCGCAAGGAAGCCCGCCGGCTGGGGCTGGTGATCAACAACGACGCGGCAGCCGCGGCCGAACGCTTTCAGGATTCACTGACTGATCTCAAGGCCGCTGGGCGTGGGGTGATGAATCAGGTGCTCGGCCCCCTGATCAAGAAACTCGTACCGCTGGTCAAGCGCATAACTGAGTGGGTTGTGGCTAACCGGCAACTGATCAGCCAACGGATTCAGGGTACGTTCAAGGCCATCGGAGAGGCAATCAAGTTCATCGCCCCCTATGCGAAATCCTTCTTCGAAATCCTGGGCTGGCTCAAAGATCGCGGCATTCTGAAATGGGTTGCTGTCGGCATCGCTGCGCTGACCCTCGCACAGTGGGGCCTCAACGCCGCCATGGCCGCCAACCCCGTGGGCGCGGTGATTGCCGCTCTGGTGGCGCTGGTGGCCTTCATCATCATCGTGCGCCGGCACTGGGCCGAAATTACTGAGTTCCTGCGCAATTCCTGGAACAAGATCAATGAGATTTTCAACAAGCCCGGTGTGCAGATCGCATTGATGATGGTTGCTCAACCGCTGATGCTGATCCTCAACACCATCCGTACCATCATCGACCTACTGTCCGGGCGCGGCTGGAAGAGCTTCGCCAACATGGCCGGGCCCTGGAAAACCCTCACCGAGAAGCTGGGCATTACCAAGGGCTGGGCCGCTGGCCGCTGGAACCGCGGCACCGGTGAGGCTGGGGATGTTGGTGCGGGTACACCCATGACGCCGAACGCCGGCATGATCGAGTCCCGCTCCGAGTCCCGCAGCACCGTCGACGTGAATCTAAACAACCTCCCGCGCGGCAGCACCGTCAAGCAGTCGGGCAAGGCCCCGGGCTTCACCCTCAACGCCGGCTACGCCTTCGCCACTGGCCAGGGCCAAGGAGGGCTGTAGTAATGCCCTACCTCGACCGCCTGCGCCCGGCCCGCTACCGTAGCCCTAACGGCACGGACTTCGAGTTCCAATTCCGCGACCTCGCGCGCGCCGGGGGCAAGAAGGCCGCCGTCCACGAGTTGCCGCAGCAGGACCTCCCCGAGGTCCAGGACTTGGGTCAGGCGGCTACGCACTTCGTCATCGAGGCCAGCTTCCAGGGTCCGGACTACGACCTCACTGCGGACGCCTTCTGGGATGCGCTGGCTGAGCCGGGCCCGGGCACCCTGCGGCATCCGCGCTGGGGTGACCTGTCGGTGCTGCCTACCACGGTCAACCACCGCGAGGGCTTCGTCAACGATATGCGGCAGGCCACCTTCGAGATCGACTTCGTGCGCACGGGTGACTCGCCGGTCGCCGAGAGCGCGGCGCAGGCGGAGTCCGTCATCGGCTCAAGCGCGGAGGATGCGGATGCCGCTATCGTCGAGGGTGTCACCATCGACCCCGAGAACGCCGCGCAGTCCGCGACCTGCGAGGCCGACGCCCGCGGGGGCATCGCGGACTTCGCCGCCAAGATCCGCACCGCCATCGCGGGTGCGCAGGATGTACAAGAGGACTTCGACGCCAAGATGCGGGCCTTCGAGACTGCGGCTTTCGCGCCAACCACGCTGGCCACGGATATGCTGGACATCATGCGCTCCCCCGCGCGGGCGACGACTTCGATCCTCGGCAAGCTAAAGGCCTATGGCGGGCTCATCGAGTCCATCGGCGGGCAATCGCTGGAGGCCGGCGCAAGCCCCGCGGAGGCCGCCACGCGGATCCTACAGTTCTTCGGGCTGACGCTGGGCTTCGCCGAGGCAGTACTCGCGGGGACGCTGACCACCCGGGCCGAGGCCGTGGAGGCCGCGGAGTTGGCGCAGGATTCGATCTACGCGGCCATCGCCGCCATCGAGCAGGCGGAGAGCGTGTCAGGCTACCTATCGCCGGCGGAGATCCTGGCCCTGCTCAAGGCGATTATGGCGCAGACGGCAGCGCTGCTGTTGGAGCGCAGCTTCTCGCTGGCCATCGAGCAGCGGCTTGTGCTGGAGTCAGACCGCACGCCGCTGGACCTGGTGTATGAGTTGGCCGATCCCGAGTCCATCGGGGCGCTGGAGACGGCCCTGGATGCGTTCATCGACTACAACCACCTGACCGGGGATGAGCTGCTGCTGATCCCGCGCGGGCGCGAGGTGATCTTCTATGCAAGCTGACCTGGTAGGCCTGCGGCTGGCCGGCCAGGACTTCACCGGCTGGACGGGTGTATCCATCGGCATGGCTATTGACCAGGTCGCGGACACCTTCAGCCTGTCGCTACCCTACGATCCGGCCAATAGCAGGCTTCGCGGGGTAATCCGGCCCTTCGGGTATGAACCCGTCGAGGTCCGGCTGGATGATGAGCTGCTGCTGACCGGGCGCGTGGACAAGATCGACGCCGCCGTGAGCGCCGGGGAGCGCATGCTTACAGTAGAGGGCCGCAGCCTCACCGGAACACTGGTGGATTGCGGCATCGAGGGCGCGCTGGAGTACTCCGGGTTGGCGCTGTCGACCATCGCCCGCAAGATCTGCCAGCCCTTCGGCGTAGCGGTGCGCGCGGACAACGACACCAACCCCATCGAGATCGCGCGCGCGGAGTATGGGCAGTCGCCGGCGGATTTCCTCAACTCCCTGGCCGCGCCCCGCAATCTGTTCCTCAATTCCAGCTATGACGGGAAGCTGGTTATCTCCTGGGCGCGCACGCTGGTGCAGCGGCCGGCGGTGGCCACGCTGATCGAAGGCCAGCACCCCATCCTCGCCGTCAACGCATCTTTCGACGGAACCCACCGCTACAGCAAATACCTGCAGGCTACGCAGTTCGCGGGAGCCGTGGATATCGTAGGCCAGGCCACCGACGGCGGGGTCAACGTGTACCGTCCGCACCTTGCCGCCGTGGGCGATACCGACACCGACCCTGGGGCCACCGCCCGCCGTGCTCGCACCGCCGCTCTCGTGGGTGCGGTCGCCGTCTCCGTGAGCCTGCACGGCTGGCGGCGGCCGGATGGCGCGCGCTGGGCCGAGCGGCAGGCGGTCACGCTCAAGGCCCCGGGGGTCATGTTGGAAACCGAGACCAAGTACATCATCGCCGGGGTGACATGCAAGCTGGACGCCGGAGGCAAGACCGTCGATCTGCGGCTGGTACTGCCAGAGCTATACGCGGGGGAGATCCCCGGGAGCATGCCATGGGAGTGATCGCCGAGCTGGTGCGCGTGGCGTCGACGAGTTTGAAAAAGTGGCACGCGGCTCCGGGCACAGCCATCGTCATCACCGGCAAGGGCCTGGGCGGGGCGGCCATCGAAACTGAGATCGCGCATCCGCCCGGGATCTTCGGGCGCCCGCCGAAGGATTTTCATGGCGTGTTCCTCCCCGTGGGCCGGGGCCGCCGCTACGGCGTGATCGTGGCCGGGCTCAATTACAGCCTCAACATCAACATCAGCGCCGGGGAGACCGCCGTCTACTCCACGGACGCCAATGGCACCGTCAAGGCGCGGATCGACCTAGACGCTTCGGGCAACATCAAGCTCAACGGCGCCACCAAGCGCCTTGTCACCTATGGCGAACTCAATACGGCGCTGGGCGTATTCCTGACCGCGCTCAACCTCAAGTTCGCGACGAAACTGGACGGCGGCGGGGCGGCCGGCGGGCTGTCGCTGGATATCTCGGCGGCGGAGACCTCCACCGTGCAGACGGGAGGCTGATGTGATCACCGACGGTGACGTGCGCCTGACTCCTACCGCTGACGGCGGGGATATTACGCTGCTGGGCGGGCAGCCGGACATGGACCAGGGCCTTGAGACGGCGGTCTACGTCAGCCTGTTCTCTGGCCCCGCGTGGTGGGGCAATCTCTCGGGCGCACTGGACGAGCGCGCGGAATCCAACCTTGAGAGCCTGCTGTCGCAGACGCTCACCAACCAGACGCGGTTGGACGCCGAGGAATATGCACGGCAAGCGCTGGCGTGGATGCTCCGCTCGGGCATCGCCGCCAAGGTCACGGTCGCGGCCACGCTTCCGACGCTGGGCTGGCTGGTGCTGTCCATCGTCATCGAGCAGCCGGGAACCGACCCTGCGGTGTTGCGCTATCAGATCAACTGGGCCGCGCAGCGCGCGCGGACGGGGGCATAGATGGTCACAATCCCGACGATTGCCGAAATCCGAGCGCAGATCATCACCGATATCGAGGGCCGCATCGGCACCACCGTCCCGCTGGCGCCCAAGGCCTTCATCCGCGTACTGGCCACCGTACTTGCCGGCGCGCTGGCGCTGCTGTACCGCGTGGCGGCCTGGGTCTACAAGCAGATTTTCCCGCAGACTGCCGACGACCAGGCGCTATTGCTCCAGGGCGAACGTTACGGCATCATCCGCACCGCCGCCGTCAAGGCCCAACTTACAGCCACGGCCACCGGAGACAACGGCA